ATCATAAAGTGTGCAGAAAAAGTGTGCCTCAGTACGTGTGTCATCTGGCCTTTAGGTAGATGAATAGATGAATTCTTGATTGCCCTTAAAAAATTGTAATGGCAGTCATCGAACATGATTTCTTTCTTGATGCCGTTAAGTTCTTTGTAAAACTCTTTCGAGATCGGCACCGTGCGGTTTTTCTTGCTTTTAGTGTTAGTGAACGTGATTTTGCTGGGGCTGAGTTGTGTCCTGCGAAGATTTTGCGCCTCACTCCATCGTGCGCCGGTAGACAGGCATATTCTTATTACGCGATTCAAATCGACGTCTGCGCTACTGATGTCTAATAAACGCTCTATCTGATCCTGATCAAGCCAGGCCATTTCACGCTCAGTCGTGCTTAACTTTCTTAGCTTCTCAAGTGGATTAGGTAGGGACCATTCTCCAAGCCTGCTCAGTTCGCTAAACATGCTGTTCAAATGAGAGTGGTCCATATTCAAAGTGGTGTTTGATGCACCATAGGGGAATCGCTTATCTAAATAAATTTCCCCACTCAATCGCATCTTGCGATAGTGGGCAAAATCATTTGCAGTGAAGTCGGTAGCACGGGGGTTTCCTAAAGCGTTAGCAATAAGTTTCAGTTTTCGAAAAACCATTAAACCCGACGATAAAGTTTGCCCGTGCAGGTCATACCAAAGCTGAGCTAACTCTAAAAGAGAGCGCTTGTCGGATTTTTCAATGATCCACGGCCTGTTCGCGGATTCATTCATTACGTATTGTTCGTAAGCAACTGCCTCCCCTTTTGTCGGAAACGACTTCCTGATTCGCTTTTTATCGCGTCCCTGTGGGTAGCATTCACAAAGCCATTTCCCCGTGGCGAGCTTACGAACACTCATCTTCTAACCTTTATGCATCACAAGAACTATTGAACCAAAGAAATGAACAGCATCTATAGGGCAATCGAAACTACCGCTTTCATTTGTTACGCGAACTTTTTGCATAGGAAGGCGCATTACTTCCCTAATCGACTTGAGTCCATCGATATCTAACAGCCAGTTGCCATCAGTTATCTCCTTGAAGCCGGTATCTAATAGATATTTGCCAGAATCAGAAATGAGCACACAAGGGGATGCGATTGAGTTTGGATAGAGCCTTTCGTCAAACAAAATGTCTTCACCATCGCTCAAAACTCCTCCTTCTAGCAACATGCTTGGTACTTTCAGTGCCTCATGGTTCTCATTTGAGAACTTTGGTCCCTTGCCGAAAGCAAGCCACTCGACGTTGGCTCCGGTCTCGATCGATGCCTGAATGACCCAATCTGCAGGAAATAAATCCCTCATATATCTCGTAGCCATAGTGCTTTTAGACACGGAAAGCCTCTCACAGAGAGCTTGTCTGGTCTTGTAGCCATAGGCATCTAGCAGGCGATGGATGACTTCTTGTCCTCCGGTATTGAGATTCATTTTGGTTCCCAAATCGAATTAAGAGTTGACATGATCACCATAACGAACTTAAATTCACGCCTTAAGGTTTCTTTGGGAATTTGGTGTTCGTTATGGTTAGTTACGTTTCGTCAGGTAAATAGTGGAGATAGTGCAATATGCAAAACAACATTTCAATCACGCTTCTGGTTCCTCATATGACCAAGGAGCGCTACAGCGAAGCTACTGGCCTTGATTTAAGCACCATCGATTTGATGCTGGGCGATGGCCGTTTGTCTCCTTTTCGTCATCGTCTTGGTAAAGAAGGCAAGCGTGAAAAAGTTCTAATTAATCTGGTGGCGCTAAGCGCTGATGCGATTCGTTCTTATCAGGAGGCTGAGCAGCAAGCAGCAAAAGTCTCCAAGTCATTGAGCCGCAATTCCTTAAAAAGTACTCAATAGCATTATCGGAACAGGGAAGGGTGATTGCATGTTTGATTTTCGAGTTTCTACACATAGCCATTTTGATGATGCTTGCCGGGCGTTTGCACTGAAGCACAACATTATCCAGCTGGCTAATAAAGCCGGGCTGAACCCACAAACCATACGTAACAAACTCAACCCGGAGCAGGTTCACCAGTTAACCGTTCGTGAAATGCTGCTGCTGACCGATCTCACTGAAGACGCAACGCTGATCGACGGAGCACTGGCGCAACTGCATTGCTTGCCATGTGTGCCGGTTAACGAAATGGCGCATGAGAATTTGCCTGCTTATGTCCTGAAAGCTACTGCCGAAGTGGGGCAGTTGGCTGCGGGTGTGGTCTGCCAAGAGCAATTAACAACTGCCTGCCGCCGTAGTCTGGTCCAGAACGTACACGCAGGGATCCGCTGTCTGACTCTGGCAGCACTGGCGGTTCAGGCACGAGTGCATTCTAACCCTGCACTTTCAGGTACTGCTGATGTGTTAAGCGGTATCGGTGCATCAATCGGGATGGTCTGAGATATGGCGTTTTCAGTGGCTCCGCTTCTGAAGCGGCAAAGTCCGTCACACGCATACGGCCACGGCTGGATTGCGGCAGATAAGGGCAGGCGCTGGCACCCGGCAATTTCACAGGCCGAACTGCTGGCAGGATTAACGGGTAAGAGGAAAGAATCATGGGTTACAAAGCTGAAAGTATTACTGTTCAGATGAACGCGGGGCAACGCGCAAGTGCGCTTAATCATATCTCTGCGCTTCGTACCATGATGTACGGCGATTGCAGCAATGAACTCAAACGCTTTATCGCAGATATGCGTAATAAGCATGATCATCAGTCTGAACAGAATAGCCGCGCACTGAGCGCAATTTTCTTCCTGGCTAATATCAGCAAAGAACGTCACAGCGTTGATTTCAGTGAACTGACGAGTGACGAAGTTAAGGCGCTGATTAGTGCAATGAATCACTTAAAAGCAGTCGTGAGTTTATTTCCAAAGAATCTGACGTTACCTAATTAATTAACCCAACGAAATTAAATGGCGTAAACCCGCCGGGCATTTTTTTGCCCGAATTCAGGAGAAAGAGAAATGCGAAATATCCAGACCCGTAATTTTAAAGCTGATGACGACGCGCTAAATGCCCTGCTGAGCAAGGCAAAAACTGAGCAGCGCAGTGACGATGCTCTGTCCGTTTCTATCCGCCTGGCCGCACTGGCAATTCATGCCCGCCAGCAGGAAATGTCAGCGGCGGAAATCATCGAGCTGCTGGACAAAGAAGCAGAACGCTTTGAGAACCAGGCGCAGGAGCTGCATTGATGGCTGATTCAATGGATATGGTACAGCAGCGCGTGCAGGAAGAACTGGCGCGCAATCTGGCTAACGCTACTCACCGCCCTGCAGGGGCGAGTGAGTTTTTTTGCCTGTCGTGCGGCGAAGAAATCCCGGAAAAGCGCCGCCGCGCACTGCCGGGCGTTTCCCTCTGCGTGACCTGCAAAGGAATCAGTGAGCTGAAAAGCGTGCATTACAAAGGGGCGGCATTATGAAAACCATCCTGAAATGGGCCGGCAGCAAGTCCGGCCTGATGCCTGAACTGATTAAGCACCTGCCCGCAGGTGATCGTCTGGTTGAGCCGTTTGCCGGTTCCTGTGCGGTCATGATGAATACTGATTACCCGGCTTATCTGGTGGCGGATGTTAATCCCGATCTGATTAACCTCTATCGCCAGGTTAAAGAGCATACGCGCCCGTTTATTATCGTGGCGGCCTCGCTCTTCAATCAGAACAAAACTGAAGAGAGTTATTATAAGGTTCGCAATGACTTCAATTTCACCGCGTCGCTGCCACTGCTGGAACGTGCTGCACAATTCCTCTACCTGAACCGCCATGGCTATCGTGGCCTTTGCCGATATAACAAGCGCGGTGAATTCAATAACCCTTACGGCAATTATAAAGAGCCATATTTCCCGCTGGCCGAAATCGAAGCGTTTGCCGCAAAGGCTCAGCGCGCGACTTTTGAATGTCTGGGGTACAGCGAAACCCTGAGCATGGTCCGTGCCGGTGATGTCGTGTACTGCGATCCGCCGTATCACGGCACATTCACTGCTTATCACACCGAAGGGTTCAGCGACGATGATCAGCACTCGCTGGCCTGCATCCTGCTGGGTATCTCTGAGCGTAACCAGGTCATCGTTTCAAACAGCGACACACTTTTTACCCGCAGCATCTACCGCGAATTTGACCTGACAAAAGTCGCAGCTGCCCGCTCTGTTGGCGTAGCTGCCGGAGAGGGTAAGCGCGCAGCGGAGATTATTGCTGTCCGCCATCTTCAACATATGGCTTCAATGTGACCGATATTGCCGTAAACGCTGCTGAGTCTAATAGTGACTATCACGCTGCCCTGAAAATGCAGCGTGAGAATTATGGCCTCAGAACGCCGCGTGACATGACCCTGGCTGAGCTGAAGCTTTGGAACGCTAACCCCGATGACCACGGGTGGCGGAGCCAGTACCTGCATGATATGCCCGACTACCTGGCCGGGTATTTCGCTGACCGCTATCAAAAAATCCTTTCAGGAAAACATGGCCGTCGACGAGCTAATGCGTTTCTTCGCCAGACCATCGGCCAGAGCGTATTGCCGCGTCTGCAGCTTGTACGCAGTCGCTACCGGCTGAACGATGCGGCGCAGTTTGAGCTGCCCTTTATCAGACAGCTTGATCGCCTTCCTACGCTGGACCGCCAGGATATTCGCGATCTGGCTTATAAGGTGGCCTCTTTCTTGTCACAAAGTCTGGCTGAGTTCGTTGATAAGGTCTCCATGCCACATGAGGCCGACGAACTGGCTGTGACGCTTACCGGATACCGTTACATCGCTGAACTGGCTGCGCTGACAGGAACGCAGCCACCTTACTGGGCAGAGTTCTGTTCAGCTAAAGGTGAATTGCCTCTGCGCAAAGCCCAGTCTGGTCTGCTTCGTATGATGGCTCCTGAATGGTGGCGTGGCCGCCTGAAGCAGATGCGAGATTTACAGCGTGAACACATGGCTATTGCGGTTGGGCAGGTACAGAAAGCCGCATCACCTTACGTTTCCCGCAGTACGCTGGCCGAATGGATTGAGCAGAAAAAACGTAACCGCGAGTTTTTCAAACGCTTCGATCTCATCAATCAGGAGGGGGACCGTATTGCGCTGGATGAAATGGTCAACCGCAGCGTGTCCAATCCGGCAATACGCCGCCGCGAACTGATGACCCGAATGCGCGGGTTTGAAGATGTCGCCAATGAAACGGGGTGCGTAGGTGAATTTTATACAATCACAGCACCATCACGTTATCACGCAGTTTACAGCCAGGGCGGCTTTGTTTCTCAGTGGAACGGTTCAAGCCCACGCGACACCCAGCGTTATCTCTGCCGCGTATGGGCGCGTATCCGCGCGGCACTGGCCCGCGAAGATATTCATGTCTTCGGCTTTCGCGTTGTTGAACCTCACCACGACGGCACACCGCACTGGCACATGCTGCTGTTTATGCGTCCTGAAAACGTCCAGCGGGTTCAGCAAATCATGCGTGAGCAGGCTTACAAAGAGGATCCCGGGGAACTGACCACGCCGCAGGCACTGAAAGCACGATTTCATGCTGAACCAATCGACCCTGAGAAGGGTAGTGCTACAGGCTATATCGCCAAATATATTTCAAAAAACATCGACGGTTACGCGATGGAAGGCGAAAAAGATGATGAAACCGGCGCAAATATGCGCGACATGGCTAAGGCTGTTTCGGCATGGGCTTCACGTTGGCGTATTCGTCAGTTTCAGCAGATAGGCGGTGCGCCTGTAACTGTCTGGCGTGAGCTGCGCCGCATGGGTGATGCACGTCTGCCAGATAAGCAGATGGATGCGGTGCTGGCGGCAGCTTCCGTTGCCAGTTGCTGGGCGTCTTATACGATGGCACAGGGCGGTCCGTTAGTTGCGCGTGAGGATTTAGTGATTCGCCTTTGCTATGAACTTACCGAAATGGGTAATGAGTACGGCGAAGATGTTCAGCGGGTGCAGGGTATCTATTCGCCGATGGTACCAGATTCAGAAGTTATGACGCGCCTGGTCAAGTGGGAAAAGGTTGCTAAATTGGCCGAAGTGTCAGCGGAGGCTGGTTTTTCTGGCGGCATTGCCGCCCCTTGGAGTTCTGTCAATAACTGTACGGGGCCACAGCGCCAACGGTTAGAGTTGGAACTAAAAGCTAGGGGGTTTAATGGTAGCGATAAGGAAATTAAGCTGCTTTTACAGGGATGTAATCTTAATGCGGGAGCAAGCATGCGATTGTTTTTTGATAAGGGCAGACTGCAAGAGGCACCACTGTAGCAATCAGCAGATCTACCCCTTTGGTGATCTCTAAATATCGCTAGCTA